ATACACTCCACCGATAGAGTTGGTATTCGTCCATCGTTGTCGGTGAAGCGATCGGGGTAGGGCGAGTGGGACTTGCTGTCAGATTAGCCCACTTCTTACATTATTTACCCGTCCGAGTGTGAAGTCTTATTTTACTAAGACCTCATCACCTAACTCGCGTACAAACTTCGGTAGTGCGAATGTTTGAGAGTAATACTTGTACTTTTGAAAGCATTTCATGTTGTCGAATCTTTCTTTACATAACTCGTATACTTTGTCATGTGAGTACTTGTGAGTTTTACCGTCGTAGTCTGTGAATGAGACTGTGACATTTTTACCGATTAAAGATTTGCGAATGATAAATCTTTTGCTTACTAGTGTTTGAATTTTATTTGACATAATTTTAATTTTTAATTGTTTACATTTATATTATCTACTTTACTTCGTGTTTAGTTTGTATAACTTTCTTCACGTAGGAGCTCAAGCTCTCTTATTTCTTTTTGCACTGATCGTGCTTGTACATACTTATCGCAGTCAATGTACCAGTCGTACTTTTTGTACAATTCATTTAGTTTTTCGTTTATACTCATAATTTACATTTTAATTCGTTACATTTATATTATCGAAGTAGTATCGTGATTAGTCTGTAAATGCTATACGCGGTGCTATACACCGCAGGCGGTGCCGCGGTTATTCCAGGATCTCGAACCCGATGATCTTACTCTCAATCTCGTGGTTGCGCATGAACCGCAGATAGTTATTGAGGTGACCCTCGCTCTCGAAGATCTGGATCCGTCCGCTGTAGTTACCCATCCAGTTCTTTGTATCAATTCGTACTTTCATAGTTAAACGTTTTTGTTGGTTGATGTTATCGTGTTTAGGTGTGATACGTATTCCTCTGTGGATATCTCGTTCTTCATACGTTTAAGGAATAGTCTGGTGACGTCCACATTGTATCCGTCTTTTGATTTGATTGTTACAAACATAATTCTAAATTTTAAATTCAAATATATTATCGGTGTAGGATCGTGGTTAGTCTGCAAAACGGCAGGCGGCACTATGCTATACGTGCTATGCACGCTGCGCTGCGCTAGTAGCTATCCCGGAAAGCTCTAAAAATCTGCAGGAAAATCCAGGAAAAGGTCAAAACATCCGTACGATTCGGATAAAACAACGGGGACCCGGCAAAAATAAAATGGTTTCCGTAAAGTTTTATGTAGTTAAAAATTAGTATATAACCCCAAACCCCTAAATATCTGATACTTTTTTTTAAAAGCACCCCCTTAAATTATTTGGGTACCTAAAATATGTGACGGTAGCCAGTTAAGATATATATAATAGGTAGCAATTGTCACCCCGATGCTCGTAAAAACGGTGAAAAGCGTGTGAATTAGTATTATATACGTAAAAAGAATTAAATGGGTAAGCAAAAGTTATCTCCGGCAGCCGCAAAAGCCAAGAAAGAGCGCGATTTAAGGTATGCCAACAGTGATGACCGCAAGAAAAAGCGAGCAGATAGCCAAAAAAAGCGCCGTGCAGCTAAAAAAGCAGGTAAAAACATAAAAGGCAAGGACTATGATCACTATACTGGAACTTTTGTAACAGCTCATAGAAACAGGGGAGGTATGAACCCCAGCAAAAACGGTACAAAAAACGAATAATATGCCAAGAATAGACAGCTATGACCTAATAGGCTCCGTTGCAGACGATGACCTGCTATTAATATCGGACACCTCGGCAAATAACACTACAAACAGTGTAGAGATATCAAGTTTAGCTAGTCATATTAACATAGGCAAGCAAAACCAGTTAACTCTAACAACAACTGGTACATCAGGTGCGGCAACATTAACTGGAGCTACGTTGAATATACCTCAATATTCTAACAGCACAACTTTTTCCATAACAGACGGAAGCACCACCGGCCAAATGTCAAACGGTGGTACACTTAGATTTACTTCAGGAACAGGGATTAGTGCTGTTTTAAGCGGATCTGGCTCTAGCTCAATAGTTACAATTACAAACTCATCCCCTGATACGGGTTTGCCTGCTATTTTAAATACTTCAGGAACACCTTCGCTATCAACTGGGGTTACTGCAACTGAAGTTAGAACTTTAATAAGCGCGGCTTTAAATAGTGATGTGACTACAAATGCTAGTAATATATCTACAAACACTAGCAGCATTAGCACGAATACATCTAATATAAGTTCAAATACAACAGCTATTACAGGTAAAGTAGCTAAGACCGGCGATACAATGTCTGGTGATCTTACTATCCTAAAAACCAGCGGGAACCCAGTCCTAGCAATAAAAAACGAAGAAACTACTGGCGGAAATTTTCAAACCGCTATAATTAATGTACGCTCTAAAGAAACAAGCACAAACACAGAAACAGTTGGATCATTTAAAGCACACGGGCCAAACAGCATAAATACTGGAGGCGCAGGAAATGTTGTTATACAAAATCAATCCGCAGCTGGAGGTCAAGTTGTAATAGCATCTAAAGCCGGACCTCCGACTGGTACTACCTATTGGAACAGATTTAAAACAAACGGTCAACTACAACTTGAAGAGTACGGATCTGGTACGTTAACAGGAACAGCCACGCGTAACATAAGCGTTGATGCAAGTGGTAATTTAATTGAAACACCTAATGCAATTGCGCAAACCAAAGGAACCTATACTCCGCAATTAGTTTGCTCAAATTCTGATCTTACAGTAAATAGTTATGCAACACAAGTAGGCAGGTGGGTAAGAGTGGGTAACGTGGTTACATGCGATTTTACTATAATAGTTAATTTAAGTGATTTAACTATAACTAACACAGCTTCAACTGCAAATGTAAAGATACAAGGAACTCCTTATGATGCAACATCTAGTGATCTTGTGACTGGGTATATCTCTTATTCTAGGGGATGGGAATTATCTTTAAGTGATGTTATAGTATTAACAGGCTCTAGCTATATAGGAAATTTAAATTTTCAGCCAGGATTAAAAAATACTTCAATAACTAATCACTATTTACCAGACGATTTACGAGTAAAGCATTTTGCAAATGTAAATTCTAATTTTCAAATCATGGGTAGCTACACTTATGTAACCAACACATCTACGCTTAACACCGGCGCAGCTGTAACATAATAAAAAAAATATGCCTAAAATATCATCTTACGTAATAAACACTACGCCGGAAGCTACCGATATACTAATCGGAACAGATGTAACCAACGGGCAGACAAAAAATTTTACCGTAGACTCTTTGTCAGGAGTTGCTTTAAATTTATATTTAAAACAAACTAACTGGCAATTTATATCTACAGACCCCTCCCCATCAGAAAGGCCTTACGGAAGTTTATCTTTTCAAAATTACGGAGGTGACGGAACAGCCTGGTCAAGCATTAGCAGCATGTATATAAATACTCGAATGCCAGACAACCCTGTTGTTTCTTTACCTTTTTTACAACGTTTAGTTGGTGAAAATATTATAATACAAGACGTAAGAGCTTCGGCTAGGTTCGGAGTATATAAATTAAATTCCTTAACATTAGTCAGTGACGATATATATGATATGTCGCTTACTTATGTTTCAGGTAATTCAACATTAGCAAGACTTAAATACTATTCAATTCAATATGATGAAGCAAGCAACGTAAGTGACAAGCATTTTGTTTTTACGCAAGCCAACCCATCAGCACAGTGGACTATTGTTCACAACCTTAATAAATATCCGTCGGTAGCAGTTGTTAATAATAATGACATAGTTGTTAACGGCGAAATAGAGTACACATCATTAAATGAATTAACAGCAACTTTTTCCGGAGGGTTTTCTGGGAAAGCATATTTAAACTAAACAAAAATGGCAATAAATTATTTAGCAAGTCTTGACCTAAATCAAAACGAACTTATCCATGCTCGTATAGAAAACCAAGCAAACGATACCGCAGCTGGAACAGGTGTTGAAGGTCAAATATATTTTAATACATCAACAAATAAACTAAAAGTTTACAACGGGTCAGCCTGGGAATCGGTAACTACAGGTACTAAAGTAGATAGTTTATCAGCGGCTAACGGAACATTTGTTTCTTTCACGGCAGCCTCAACTGCTACTGGCGCTGTAGATTTAGGTACATTCGACCTTTCCGCGTCAGGTTCACCTGGATCAGGTAATTTTCTTAGAGGCGATAACTCTTGGGCTACTCCTGATTATTATACAAATAGCGATGTTGATTCGCATTTAAATACAGGTACGGCAACCGCTGCTCAGATTTTATCATGGACAGGTACCGACTATGACTGGATTGCTCAAACAACTGGGGATATTACAGGCGTTACTGCAGGAACTTATTTAGGCGGTGGCGGTACAAGTGGTACTGTAACTTTAAATCACGACGCAACATCTAGAACAGACACCACTTCCACTGGATCTCCAAGTGCAGGCGGAACTTTTACAGCTGTTGACAGTGTAAGCACAAATGCTACAGGTCACATAACGGCTATAAATGTAAAAACAGTAACATTGCCAACTGACGGACTTGGTGTTGAAACAGTAACAAGTGGTAATACAAATACTATAACAATCGGCGGAACTGCTGCTGATCCAACCGTATCTGCAAATACTGCAGCTGTTGCAAATAACAGTGCTAACCTAGCAACAGGTGATCAGATATATGATTTTACCACAGGGTTAAATGTAAGTACGTTTACAAATGACTCAGGTTATATTACAGGTAACGAGACTATAACTTTAAGCGGAGATGTTACCGGGAGTGGTACAACTTCAATTACAACTACAATTGCAGCTGGAGCAGTTGATTTTGCAATGCTTGCAGGAGCAGCTGTTGTAACATCAAGTGAAGGTATAGGTAGTAATAATAACAATACTACAGTGCCTACATCTGCAGCGGTAAAAGCTTATACAGATAGTGTTAACACCGGTCAGTTAGTTTATCAAGGGGCATATGATGCTTCGGCAGCGCCTCCCACGGGGTCATCTGTTAAAAAAGGATTTACCTATACAGTAACAGTTGCTGGTGACGGCAGTGGTTTCTTTACAACTGAATTAGAAATTGGTGATCTTATTATAGCTGAACAAGATAATCCAACTACTGAGGCACATTGGACAGAAGTTAATAAAAACGTAGATGTAGCAACAGCTAGTGCAATAGGTATTGGTAATGTAGCAGCGGGCGGCGGTATCGATGTTTCATACTCAAATGGGACGGCAACTGTTGCTGCGGAAGATTCATCTGCTACTAATAAAGGTGCTGTTATTGTTGCTGGAGGAACCGGCATAACAGTATCATACAATTCTGGTACAGCTACTGTTACGGCTGATAGTAGAAGTGCTACAGGTACAATTACAGCAGGGAACACTTCTGGTTCAGTTACACACAGCTTTGGTCTAAATACAATGGTGCAAACTATTGATGCTTCTTCGGGCGATACCGTTTTCTGCGACGTGACTAGAACATCAACAAGCGTTACAGCTTCTATAAACTCTGCTCACGCAAACAATATAACAATTTTAGTCCAAAAAATAGGATAATAAAATAAAATAAAATATGGCAGTATCATTTCTGTCCAAAACAATCTTTGAAGATAATGTAGAACTGCGCTTTGGAGATGGTGAGGACCTTAGAATATATCACGATGGCTCTAGTAGTCGTATAGTAGACGGTGGTACCGGAAATTTACTTATTTCTGGTACTAACCTAATACTTAATGACACAGCAACCGGCGAGAACTTTTTAAGAGCGGTAAGTAATGGTGCTGTGCAGATTTATCATAATGGTAGCGAAAAATTCATAACTACTAGCACGGGTATTGACGTAACCGGTACTGTTAATTTAGATAACTTAACTATTAACGGTGGGCAAGGCTCTGACGGCCAAGTTCTAACCTCTACAGGTTCCGGCGTTGCTTGGGAAAATGCCGCAAGTGGCGGGGGTACTGTAACTTCAGTAGGAATTTCGCCAGGAACAGGGCTAGACGTAAGTGGCAGCCCAGTAACAAGTTCAGGTAATATAACTTTAAACTTAGATCTTTCAGAGTTTACCGACATGACGGGTGACATAGACCCAAGTGTTGATGAAATAATACTTCTTGACAACGGATCTGAAAGAAGAAAAAGGTTTGCAGAAATCTTTGGTTCAAACGCATACAACTCTACGACTATACCCACAAATAACAATCAGCTTACAAACGGTGCTGGGTACATTACAGACGGAAATACCGGCTGGAATAATACCTATGGATTTATAACTGCATCATCAAGCGATACGTTAACTAATAAAGGTGGTAACATTTCACAGTGGACAAATGATAGTGGTTATATTACATCATCTTCATTGCCAACCGTTAATAATGGAACACTGACTTTAAGTACAAGTACTGGACTTGATGGTGGCGCTTCGTTTACAGCTAATCAATCTGGAAACTCTACATTTACAGTTTCATTAGACTTATCTGAGCTAACAGATATGACCGCGGCAATAAGCCCCACTGTTGATGAAATAATACTTTTAGATAATGGTGCAGAGCGTCGTAAAAGATTTTCAGAAATTTTTGGATCTAATGCATATAATAGTACAACCATACCAACTAATTACCTCAAAGATGATGCTTTTGATTCAGGTATTGGTTTATATTTACAAGGAGGATCCTTTAACGCAGGAACAGATACAGTTACTGCTCCTTTGGTTATAGACGAGGAAGATTTTATATACACAAAAGACGGTGGATATCTTCGTAAATTAATAGGCAAAACTAGTGATCAAATTCAAATTGGGCAAGGCGGCACAAGTCTTATTTCCAGCATAAACTTTTTGCCAGGTACCGCAGGCAATAGTGCTGTAAAAATAAACAGCAATACAGTATGGAACGCTGGCAATGATGGTGCTGGCTCAGGATTAGATGCGGATCTGTTAGATGGGCTCCAAACGACTTCTAGCGGCAATAGATGGGGTGTTGTGCCAACTGTTGGCAGTTCAGGTGTTTTAGAAGCTGGTAAGTATATTGATTTCCACGAATCCGACACTACAACTAGCGATTATAATTATAGAATAACGTCTACAAGTGGAAGATTATATTTTTCAGGCGACATTGAAGTGGATGGTGGCGATATATATATAAACGATAGCAACACAAGATTAACAGAAGGAAGTACCAATTCTATTAGATTACAAACAAATAACGGGTATGTTGATGTAGGTCCTCAGGATGCTAATCATTGCCATTTTACAACAGACAGATTAAGCGGCTTTATATTTAATAAGAAGGTTCAAGTAGGCCAAGGTACTCTTAGGTCTGACAATCAAGATTTAGTGCTTTCTAGAAACGGTTCAACAACGGCTAGAGTTGTAATTGGCAGCGGTGAAACCCGAAACGATCAAAATTTTCGAATCAATGCTTCCTCTGGCAACGAAGCTGTTTTAACTTTAGAAGACGGGGATACTTCAGGCTATATTGGCAGTAAAATTGATTTTTCGAATACAAGTGGCAGTATTGGATCTAGAATACAATATATTTCAAATCCCGGCGGTTCAGAACTTAGGTTTTATACAGAAGGCGATACTAGTACTATTGCTATGCGAGTAAAAAAAACAGACACATATTTTAATGACACAGTTCATGCCGACCAGTATGTTGGTCAAACTTATGTAATAACAGGAAGTGTAGATCACACCTTTCAAAATAGCTACGCATACTGGTATTATAATTGGCATCAAAGTACATCTTTTAGCAGCTCTAGATATGCTGAAAATAGCTTTGTTGCTCCATTTGACGGGTATATTGGAAGCTTTTACCACAGAGGTGTTGGGCTGGACAGCTCTAATGCAACTCAGTTAGCTCTTGTAGTTTATATAAATGGCACCGGTACATCAATTTCTAGTTCTAATGTTTCTTTATCTGGCTCCGGAAGTAATAAAGTATTTAAATTTACAAATACAAACGTTAATTCATATGATTTTTATGAAGGTGATAGAATAGAAATGACGTGGAATATTAATTCTCTTTTTGGGGAATCTTGTTATGCTGTAGAACTTGTTAGAAAAGAAACATAAAAATGAATTATACTTGGAATTGTAGAAGGGTTGAGCTTATACCAACCGACGGAACAAATGAAAAAATTGTTGCTAAAGTAAATTGGAAACTTTTTGGAGAAATAGAAAATTACGGTCAAGTAGAAGCTGGCAAGGTTGTTTTAGACACAAGCAATATAGAATCTTTTATAGAGTTTTCTGATTTAACTCATGAAAATATTATCAGCTGGGTGCAAGAAACATTAGGTGAAGACGAAGTAAATACTCTTAAAAGTAATTTAGCGGCAAAAGTAAATGCAATGGCAGCAGAATATATTGAAGCTGTAGTTGAAGATCCACCTCCGCCACCCGCAGAGGAGGAAGAAGAGTAAAAATTAGTAAAAACCAGTAATATATAACATATACCCTACTCGGGATAGAGTAAACCAATAATTAATTAAAACCAAAACCTATGACACTATATTATAGAACCTATTCTTGGGGAACAACATCTCCAAAAATAACCGAAGAAGAAGTCCAATTTTTAAAACATTTAGTTGATAAAAAGAATTGGCGAATTGTACAACTACCAAATGGATATTTTCAAACCGAATACCTTAATCCAAACAAAGATAACGATTGGGTCGACGTAACGCGAAGAGAGACTATCGAGGGTGCAGAAGCAGCAATTGATGCTTCAGTTGAGCACTACAGCAAAAAGCTCGAATTTGCAAAAGGACCTGTAGTTGTAAAAACTTTCGAGTAAGACATTTGTCTAATTTAATTTAATCTAATTTAATATGTCTGACGCAATAGTTAAGAACTTAAACTTTGGAAGCGACGCTCGCTCTAAGGTTTACGAAGGTATTGAAAAGCTAACAAAAGCCGTTAGCTCCACGCTCGGGGCTAGCGGTCTTAGCGTAATACTTGAAAACGATAAAGGCAAGCCGGTAATTACAAAAGACGGTGTAACAGTAGCAAACAATATATTTTTGCGTGATCCTGTTGAAAATATGGGTGCAACGCTTTTAAAAGATGCTGCGCGAAAAACCGTACAAGAAGCCGGTGACGGAACAACAACCGCAACTGTACTTGCGCATTCAATTCTTAAAAATGCATATAAAGCATTAGAGCAAGATAGCTCCCGAACACTGAAAGAAGGGATTGCAAGTGGTGTTGAAAAAGTAATTGCATATTTAGAAAAAATTGCAATACCGGTTGACGGTGATATGATTGACCAAGTAGCAACTATATCTGCAAATAATGATAAAGAGCTTGGTAAGCTTATAAGTGATGCGTTCAAGTCTGTAGGCAATACAGGTGTAGTCATCATGCAAACAACGGATGAGCCGGACACAACAATAGAAGTTGTAGATGGCGTTCAATACGATCAGCCACTTAAATCTAATCACTTTATAACAAACGAAAATATAAACGCCGCAGAGCTGGACAACCCGTATATATTAATATCAGAATCACCTATTCCAAATATACGTAGAATTCAGTCGGTGCTGGAGCATGTTATAAAAAAGAATAAATCATTGTTAGTTATTGCGGATGTTGAGCCTCAAGTGCTGAACACTCTTGCAATGAATAAAATGAAAGGCAATATAAAAGTTAACATAATTGATTTGCCGACTTATGGTATAACGCGAAAAGAGGTTATGCAAGATCTTTGTATGTTAACAGGAGCTAAAGTTATTAATGAAGACCTTGGCGACGATATGGACCTCATAGATATTGAAATGCTTGGAACTTGTGTTAAAGCGGTTACTAATTCAGAAGAAACTGTTTTGCAAGTTGAGGGCAAATCTGAAGAGGTCGAAGAAAAAATTAAAGCAATACAAGAAGAGCTTGAAAAGCCAATGATGCCGGGTGCAAAAATTAGGCATGAAAAAAGGCTCGCAAGATTATCTGCAAAAGTTGCCGTTGTAAAAGTCGGTGCTAATTCAGAGGTTGAATTAAAAGAAAAGCGTGATAGAGTTGAAGACGCTATATGTGCTACAAAAGCCGCGATTAAAGAAGGCATAGTGCCAGGTGGTGGAATAGCCCTTTTAAATGCCGCTCAAAAAATAAAGCCGAGCGGTAAAGGCGAAGAACTACTTTATAAGTCAATTAAAGCGCCTTTTCATACGATACTTAGTAATGCAGGTATTGAAGAATTTGAAGAGCCTACTATTAAAGGCAGAGGGTTAAATGTTGTTACAGGGGGTATGGTGAATATGATTAAATCTGGAATTATCGACCCACTACTTGTTACTAAAAGCGCTCTTCGGAACGCGGCTTCAGTAGCCACAACAATTATATCAACCGATTGTGTAATTAATAACGTTAGAATAGAACAGTTATGAAAGCAATCGGATATTACTTAATAGTAGAAAAAGAAAAACAAGGTTCACAAAAAACAGAAGGCGGTCTGCTAATTGCAGAAAATGCCCGTGAAGATATAAGATACGCAAAAGCAAGCGTAATATCAGCGGGCGCCGATATAGTGGGAATAAAGGCTGGCGATGCTATTTATTATGATAGACACGCCGGCCATTCCATTGAGCTAGATAATAAAGTGTATAATGTAATTAAAGCGCAAGATGTAGTCGTTATATTATGAAAACAATAAAGGCTTCGGATTTGCGCGACTCAAACGTATTAAAGCATTACCGTATAGTTAGAAGATGGGCATGCCGAAACTACGGTATAAAAGATGCAGATTTGGAGCTTCTTTTATTTTTAGACTGTCAGGGCTTTTTTAGTAAAACAGATTTTAAGCTTGACACATATGCATACAGCTGGGACAACAATAGGTTTTCACGACTTTTAAAAGAAGGCTGGATAGTATTATGGCGAAGAGGTAATAAATCAGATAGTAAAGGCAGTCTATATAAAGTATCTTTAAAAACAACGCAGTTATTAACACGTGTTTATAGAATACTTACAGGCGAAGAAGATATTCCAAGTAGCGCAACACAAAATGTAATTAAAAGCAAAGCGTATACAGACAGAATGCTTCAGGTTGCAATCAAAAGAATAAATAACGACAAAGAAAGATAGCTATGGCTTATACAAAAAATCCAATAATGCGTTTGGGTAATCCTCAAATAGATCCTATGACAGGTCAGCCAATGCAAACAACAATGGTACCACCACAAATGGCGCCAATGGGCGGTGGCTTTACACCGCAAGTTCAGCAAAATGTGCAAGGTATGACAGGATCACCTGAAATGCGACAATACGCAGCAGGTGGTATGAATGCACCTTTATTTATGAAGGACTCACCTTTAAATGGTAATGCTTTTACAGCGGCCTTGCAAGCAGCTAAGGCATCAGGTGCTAGTACATTTGAAGTTAGCGGAAAAACTTATAACGTAAAATAATAATTATGAAAAAACAACCATTAAAAGGCGGAATAGTAGGAGAGTCTCACGTATGGGATGGACCTATTGATACATCAGGGTTTCCTATGGGGAAGGGTAGTAGTTCAGGTGCAAACGGTATGCAAATTAAAAAATACCCTTGCAAGTCTTATGACTTAAACCCTCCTATTACACAACGCGCAAAACAATAATTATGTACGTTCAGCATAACTCACCGTTTACTAAAAAAGGCGATGCTCCATCTAGGAAGAAATCAAAAGGGTATTACGCTGAAGTAAAAAAAGGCAGCGGCACTGGAAGCAAAGCAGGTGGCGGTATGACTGAAAAAGGCGTTAAGAAATATCGCAAAGATAATCCAGGCAGTAAATTATCAACTGCTGTAACTACACCACCATCAAAGCTTAAAAAAGGAAGTAAAGCGTGGAAACGCAGAAAATCATTTTGTGCACGATCTAAAGGCTGGAAGTCTGAAAGAGGAAGAGCTGCGCGAAGAAAATGGAATTGCTAATATGAAATATAAACCGTTTACATCAAAACACTGTACGCCTTCAAGGTTTACAAGCCCTTTAAAACAGACCATTGATTCTGATGCGGTAGAGCGGCAAACGCAAGGCGAATTAGTAGACTTTGATTCTACAGCTCCAGGAATGCAAGAGTACAAGGCTCATCAAGCTAACATGCCTCAATACACACCTGGTAGCAGCATTGGTGATAAATTTAATACCACTATGAAACGTGTAGTACATAACCTCACTGGTCCAAAAAATCCTAATTTAGTTGGCGGGACTATGTCGGCCGGAGCTGCCGGTAGGGCAGGTATTGCTAAAGGTTTAATTAAATTAGGGGCTAAAGCAATTAAAAAGTATAAAGAATCTAAATGAAAGATAGAGGGCTTGGTGATACTATAGCACGTGCTACTAAAGCTACAGGTATAGATAGGTTTGCAGAGCAATTTGCCAATGGTTTAAATATACCCGGTGGTTGTGGCTGCAAAAAGCGACAGGCATATCTTAATAAAGTTGTACCATACGGTAAAAAATAAATTATGGCTTTTAAAATGAAACCCGCCCCATTTAAAATGGATGAAACTCCAGTATATTATGTAGACATGGAAGAAGGCGTTTTAGGTAAAGCTAATAATAATGGCACAATAATAGTGGATGAAAATTTATCACCACTAGAAGCTAAAAGTGTTATTAAACACGAGCAAGTACATATAGATCAAATGCGCAGAGGGGATCTTGATTACGACGATAAAAATGTGTACTGGAAAGGTCGTATAATACCAAGATCTAGTATTGATGAAGGTAATAAAAATTTACCTTGGGAAAAAGAAGCTTATAATAAAAGCAAATGAAAACTTCTAAAAAAGGATATTTAAAAAATAGCCCTGATGTTAATAAGTCTTATAACGTTATTAAAGGCAATAAAATAACAATGAAAGGAGTTGAATTTAAAGTGCTGGGAATTGATAATAATGGCTCAGCTAAAATAATGTATCCTGGTTATGATTATACATTTCCAGGGGCTAAATATGTAACAGAATATCCATTAAATAAAAAATAAATAATCATGCCATATAAACAAAAATACACATCAGTGGCTAAAATGAAAAGCCCTTATGCTAAGCTAGGGCATAGTGACTCGGTAGCTATGCAAACAAACCCTAAAAAAGGAGAAGAATTAAATGAAGTTGTAGTAGCAGGTGATGCTTCTAAAATAGGAGCTTTTGGAAACCAATTAGATAAAGCTTTTCAATCAATTCGAAACACTATATCTAGCGGAGGGTTTAGCGGCAGTCAAGGACAAGCCGAAGCTGGCCTTGGTTACGGTACTGATGCATCTAAAGAGCTTGCTAGATTAGAAAAAATGAAAGAAACAGAAGGGGCTCCTTATACTCTTAGATATATGAGAAAAAGATCAAGAGATGTGGACGGAGGCACTATTCCTAGTTTTTTAAGCATGCCTAAGTCTAGCAGCTAAAGTAAGTAATTTGAGCTATAATTATGTAATATTTATATTACATAATTAACTTAAATTAAATACAATGCAAAAATCATTTTTATTATTAATTTTATTTTCAACTTTTACATTTGCACAGATTAAATTTCAAGGATGGTGGTACAATCCTGAGCAAGAAGATTATATAACGGTAATTGAAGAAACCGATTTTGGTGTGATAAACGTTGTTAATTTTGATCCATTTGAAAATCATTATATACAAGAACAAATAGTTCAAAGAAGCAAAGACACTTTTACAACGCATATACACAGACCCGAAAATGGATGGACTGTTACAATTCAATATAAATTAAAAAGTAAAAATCGCTTAATATGTAAATTTACAGGCGATTACAATAAAACTTTAATATATAAAAGATATAAATTTCCAAAACAAAAATTAAAAACATAAAAGATGGCTTATAAACAATCGCCCGTAAAAGTAATAAAAGGGCAAATGACAAACAAGGCAGCCGGACTTGCCCATGGCGATTCTATGGCTATGCAGAAGAAAAACCCTAAAAGCGGTAAAAATTTAGATGAGTTTGGTAATAAAATTCCTAAGGATTTTAAAAGTGATATGGGCCCTAATTACGATCCATCAGAAGCATCTAATAAATATTTTGATGATGTTAGGAAAGCCGATAAAGCTGTAAAAATTCTTAAAAATGTGCAAAAAGAAGGCACTAGTGGTTTTGGCTATCAAACAAGTGGTGCGTTAAATGTTTTAACGGGTGGGCCTACTAAGTATGAAAATTACGGTAAAAGAATTAAAGACTTAGAAAGCAAAGTTCACTCTGATCCACGTCATGTACTAAAAAGAATAAATAGAAACATTTCAAGCTCTGGAAGCGATGCTGCAATGGATGTTGCAAAAGAAATAGATCCTACAGGTGCATATGCAGACGCGAGTATGTATGGTCAAACAAGACACTATAGAAAAGACGCTAAACAAGATCCAAGATTTGCTAATATAGTTGGTCAAACTAAGTTAGAAAAGAAAAAAAATAAAAAATCTTAATAAATGAAAAAACTTTTAAGTCTTTTATCGGGTGGTTTAATTAAAGACGTAGGTAATGTAATTGATAAGCTTACAACTACAGACGAAGAAAGATTAGCTGCTAAACAAAAGATTCAAGAGTTATTGGAAAAAGCAGATCAAGACGCACAGACACAGGTAACAGAAAGATGGAAAATGGATATGCAATCAGATTCATTTTTATCTAAAAACATTCGGCCGCTTGTGCTGGTGTATCTTACATCTATATTTACTATTTTAGCATTTGCTGATGGTAATGTAGGTGGGTTTGAAGTTGCGCAAGAATATATTCCAATTTTTCAATCATTATTAATAACAGTATACGGTGCGTATTTTGTTGGGCGCACGTGGGAAAAATCAAAAAAATCCAGCAATAACAATTAAATTAAATAAAATGTCAAAAATTACAAAAGAAGAACTAGTTAAAGTTCAAGAACAACAAAAAGAGTTGTCAACAGTAATAAATCAAATAGGGCAAATTGAAGCGCAAAAACATTCTTTGCTTCACCAAATAGCCTCTATTAACGGGGAAATAGACGAAACAAAGAAAGAGCTTGAAGCTAAATATGGATCTGTTAATATTAATATTGAAGACGGTAGTTATACCGAAATAGAAAAAGATGAAGCTAATAAGGAAGATTAGTATTGGGTCAGACTATAAGAATGACGCAATGCATTATTCCGTAGGTCAACAAGTATATGGGGGTCATGAAATATCCGCTATACTGTTTGAAGACGAGGATGCTTCATACAATATCTATATTAAGAAAAACTCAGAGGTATTGCCATGGAAGAAATTTAACTCTAACATGGCAATTTCCGTTGAGTATGATCTTGAATACTAATGAAATCATTATACCAATTTATAGTTAAACCCAAAGGCGAACGATATAATAATACTAAAAAGATAGGTGACACTAGCCTGCTACTAAATACAAGTATAGAAAGCTTTCGTCACATAAACAAAGAAGCTATAGTAGTTTCAACACCAGCAGCATTTAATACCGGCATAAATATAGGTGATACCGTTTTAATACATCACAATATATTTAGAAGATGGTATGATGTTAAAGGTAAAGAAAGAAACGGAAGTATGTTTTTTAAAGATAATATGTACTTCGTTAATGTAGATCAAGTTTATGGTTATAAAAAAAATAACGATTGGGTTATGGTTAATAATAGATGCTTTGTAAAGCCAATTAAGGAAACAAGCTCATATTCGACTGAAAAAGAGCAAAAGCATATTGGTATACTAAAATATGGGAATAATGCGCTAGAAGCGCTCCATATTAACCCAGGGGATCTAGTTGGCTTCACACCTAGTAGTGAATGGGAATTTATTATAGACGACGAGCGTCTTTATTGTATGAAATCAAATGATATAGCTATTAAGTATGAACGTAAAGGACACGAAGAGGAATATAATCCGAGCTGGGCAAAAAGCGGTTGATGAGTTAATTCGCGTTGCTGAAGAAAAGATTATAACAAATACCGAAGATGATGTTTCAGCGGATAGACTTAAAAACGCTGCTGCTACTAAAAAGTTAGCGATCTTTGACGCGTTTGAAATACTAACACGCATAGACGAGGAAAGATCATTATTAGAAGGCGAGAATCAAGCGGCTAAAGCTAAATCATTTAAAGGCTTTGCAGAAGGTAGATCAAAATGAATTATACGCAGACATTATTTGAAGTTCTGCCTGATTATATAAGCAAGAAAGTTCTTAATAAGAAGAATAGGTATAAGCAATGGAAATACGGTTACGACAAAGAAAGTGATGTTGTAGTGATAAGTAAAACCGGCGAGATTGGAGATGTGTATAGCATACAAAATCTTAAAATAGCTTTGCCGAAAATATCTGACTCATATAAATTTAAAAAAGATACTTGGAGTCAAATAGATTACCCTAAAGAACTTGAAAAAATAAAAAGTGTATTTGAGTGGAATCAAATGCCTGAATACTTTAAAGAAAAATATTATGATTATATTGACGAAGAGTTTAAACGCCGTGATGAAGGCTTTTCGTTCGTTAACAAGGGTAATCCTACTTATATTACTGGCTCTCATTACATGTACCTGCAGTGGTCTAAAATTGACGTGGGGGCAGCAGACTTTAGGGAGTCAAACAGATTATTTTTTATTTTCTGGGAAGCATGCAAAGCCGATTCACGCAGTTATGGAATGTGCTATCTCAAAAACAGACGCTCTGGTTTTTCTTTCATGGCATCAGGAGAACTGGTTAATCAAGCGACAATATCTTCCGATTCACGGTTTGGGATATTGTCCAAATCTGGAGCCGATGCTAAAAAAATGTTCACAGATAAAGTTGTACCAATATCCGTCAACTATCCGTTTTTCTTTAAACCAATACAAGACGGGATGGACCGACCAAAAACAGAATTGGCATACAGAGTACCAGCGTCAAAACTTACGCGAAGAAAACTTGATCAGGGCCAAGGGCCGGAGGAGCTCGAAGGGCTCGACACAACAATCGACTGGAAAAACACGGGTGATAACTCGTACGATGGGGAGAAACTAAAACTATTAGCTCACGATGAAAGTGGCAAGTGGGAAAGACCAGATAATATATTAAACAACTGGCGAGTTACAAAAACAACGCTTAGATTAGGTTCTAGAATCGTAGGTAAGTGTATGATGGGCTCGACCTCAAACGCATTAGATAAAGGTGGAGCAAATTTCAAAAAACTATACGAAGATTCAGACGTTACTAAACGAAACCGCAATGGACAGACTAGCTCGGGATTATATTCTTTGTTCATACCTATGGAATGGAACTACGAAGGGTTCATTGATTCTTATGGAAACCCTGTCTTTGATACACCGCAAGAACAAGTTGAAGGACCGTATGGAGAAGTTATTGACCAAGGCGTTATAGAACATTGGCAAAACGAGGTTGATGGACTTAAAAACGATCAAGACAGTTTAAATGAATACTATCGACAGTTTCCGCGTACAGAGCAGCATGCTTTTAGAGATGAAGCAAAAGAGTCTTTATTTAATCTAACTAAGATTTACGAACAAATAGATTACAACGAAGAAGTTCAAAACGGAATGCAGGTTACACAAGGTAATTTTCAATGGGAGAATGGGCAGCAGGATAGCAATGTAATATTTGCGCCAAACACGAATGGAAGATTTAAAATATCTTGGGTGCCTCCTAAAAATTTACAAAATCGTGTAATAGTAAAGAATGGTGTTAAATACCCAGGCAACGAGCACGTTGGCGCATTTGGATGTGACTCATATGATATATCAGGTACAGTTGACAAAAGAGGTTCTAAAGGGTCTTTGCATGGGTTAACAAAGTTTAGCATGGAAGACGCACCACCTAATATGTTTTTTTTAGAATATATTGCTCGCCCACAAACAGCTGAAATATTTTTTGAAGATGTACTTATGGCATTAGTATTTTATGGAATGCCTATACTTGCAGAAAATAATAAACCTCGATTATTGTATTATTTAAAACGAAGAGGTTATAGAGGTTTTTCAATGAACCGACCAGATAAGCTTTGGAATAAGCTTTCTGTTACAGAAAAAGATATAGGCGGTATACCAAACTCGTCTGAAGATATTAAGCAAGCTCACGCTGCTGCAATTGAAAGTTATATAGAAAATTATGTAGGTCAAGTTACAGAAGGTATATATGGCGATATATATTTTCAAAAAACATTAGAAGACTGGGCTGGATTTAATATAAATAATAGAACTAAATTTGATGCAACAATTAGCTCTGGTTTAGCTATTATGGCTTGCAATAAAAACAGGTATAGGCCGTCTGCGGAAAGAGTTTTAAAGTCTGTTCCGCTTGGCTTTAAAAAATATAACAACAAAGGATATAGTTCAAAAATAATAAAATAAATGGTTAATACTAATTATAAAAGCTCGTTTCCCGATCAGGTGGTACCTAATGAGGAAAAGCAAACGTTAGAATATGGCTTGCAAGTAGCGAGAGCTATTGAAAACGAGTGGTTTAGAAATAACCGTGGCGGCGACCGTTTTACTTCTAATTTTCAAGAGTATCATAGAAGAAGGCTCTATGCTAGAGGCGAACAGTCTATACAAAAATATAAAGATGAATTATCTATTAATGGTGATTTATCTTATTTAAATTTAGATTGGAAGCCGGTTCCCGTTATACCAAAATTTGTAGATATTGTAGTTAATGGAATGTCTCAGCGTAATTACGAAATAAAAGCTTCTGCGCAAGATCCTATAGCAAAAAAGAAAAAAACAAAATATGCCGAAGTTGTTATGGCGGATATGTTTAATAGGAATGCTCTTTCTCAATTAACACAAGAAACTGGTATTAATTTCTTTTCTGTCCCTGAACCTGAAAAATTACCAAAAGATTTAGATGAGTTTGAAGTCTATATGCAGCTTAATTACAAAGAAGCTATTGAAATAGCTTTAGAAGAGCTTATAAATAATTCTTTAGATAAAAACAAATATGATGAAGTTAGAAAAAGAGTTATTTATGATTTAGTTGTATGTGGAATTGGAGCTGCTAAAACAGAATACAATAAATCAAATGGTTTGCGTGTTAAGTATGTTGATCCTGCAAATTTAGTTTATTCTTATACGGAAGACCCTAATTTCGACGATTTATATTACGTAGGGGAGGTTAAGCAAATTTCATTAAGTGAAATTGCAAAACTTTTTCCGTATCTTACCCCTCAAGATTTAGAACAAATACAAAAATACCCAGGCAATAATGATTATATAAGAAATTATTATGGGCAAAATGACAATAACACAATTAGTGTTATGTTTTTTGAATATAAAACTTTTGAAAAACAAGTATTTAAAATAAAAGAAACTGAGCAAGGTTTACAAAAAGCTTTAGAAAAACCAGACACTTTTAATCCACCAACAAACGATAACTTTGAAAGAGTTGAAAGAGTAATTGAAGTTTTATATTCGGGAGCAAAAATATTAGGGCATGAAAAAATGCTTTCTTGGAAAATGTCAGAAAATATGACAAGACCATTTGCTGATTCTCCTAAAGTTGAAATGAATTATACTTTAGTTGCTCCAAGAATGTATAAAGGTAAAATAGAATCACTAGTGAGTCGTATAACAGGATTTGCTGATATGATTCAGCTTACTCATTTAAAGTTGCAGCAAGTAATGTCTCGTATGGTACCAGACGGCGTGTATGTAGATGTTGATGGCTTGGCAGAAGTAGATCTTGGCAATGGCACTAATTACAATCCTGCAGAGGCACTTAATATGTATTTTCAAACGGGGAGCATAGTAGGTAGATCGTTTACGCAAGACGGTGATATGAATCCTGGTAAAGTTCCAATCCAAGAATTACAAACGTCTTCTGGTCAAGGCAAAATAGCTTCTCTTATTAGTACATATAATTATTATCTTCAAATGATAAGAGATGTAACCGGACTAAACGAGGCAAGAGACGGGAGTACTCCTGATAAAAATGCGTTAGTAGGCTTACAAAAAATTGCAGCAGCAAACAGCAATACAGCAACGCGGCATATATTGCAAGCAGCTTCATATATTACGCTTAGACTTTGCGAAAATATTTCATTAAAAGCAAAAGATATATTTGAATTTGCGTTAACAGAAGAAAGTTTAGAAAGAAGTATAAACGATTTTAATGTAGCAACTTTAAAAGAGGTGTCTAATTTTCATATGCATGATTTTGGTATTTATTTACAATTAGAGCCTGACGTCGAAGAAAAGCAATCTTTAGAAACTAACATACAGGCGGCCTTACAATCCGGGTCTATTTATTTAGACGATGCTATTGAAATACGAAATATAAATAATATTGATTTAGCAAATAAATATTTGCGAATAAAACGTCAAAAGAAACAGGAGGCAGATCAAGCGGCTCAGCAGCAAAATATACAAGCGCAGGGCCAAGCAAACGCCCAAGCTTCAGAAGCTGCAGCACTCGCGGAGCTACAAAAGCAACAAGCACTTACTGAAAGTAAATTACAGCTAGAGCAAGGTAAATCACAATTTGAAATACAAAAGCTCGAAAGAGAGGCTGAGATTAAAATGCGTTTAATGGAACTTGAATTCCAATTTAATAAGCAATTAGCAGAAGCGCAAGCTGAAGTTTTAAAACAAAAAGACGCTTATAAGGAAGATCGCAAAGACGATAGAACTAAAATACAAGCAACGCAGCAATCAGAATTAATTGATCAGCGTAAAAACGATACACTGCCAAAAAACTTTGAATCAGCTGGATTTGATGTGTTAGGTGGTTTTGACTTAGGCCAATTTGACCCTAAGTAATTTTTATTAATTTTATAATATTTTATCATGGCAGAAACAATTGCACAAGAGGGGGAATTTAAAGTTAAACCTCGAAAAATGAAAAAGCTTTCTGAAGCACCTAAAACTATTAAAGTAGATTTATCAGAAAAAGCGGAAGAAACTCAAGAAACAGGTGATACCATTAAGGTAGATCTTACCGAAAAAAAAGAACAAGAAGATGCCGTTCAAGTCAGTACAACAGATGAGAGCAATGCTCCTGTCGAAAAATCCGAAGACTCGCCAAGCAGCGAAGAAGTGGTTGAAGAAGTACGGGCCACCGAAGAAGAAGTAGAAGAGGTATCTGTAATACAAGAAATAACAGAAAAAGAGGTTCAAGAGCAGACTGAAACTTTGCAAGAGCAAGTTGAGGATGCCGTGCAGCAATCACAAGATACTACAGAACCATTACCAGAAAACATTCAAAAAGTTGTAGACTTTATGAGTGAGACTGGCGGAACATTAGAGGATTATGTAAGATTAAACGCAGATTATTCTAATGTAGATAACAATACACTTTTGCGGGAATATTACCGCCAAAGCAAACCTCATCTAGATTCTGAAGATGTAAGTATTCTTTTGGAAGATTTTACATGGGATGAAGACGTAGATGATGAAAAAGATATACGTAAGAAAAAAATTGCGTATAAAGAAGAAGTTGCAAAAGCCAAAGGTTTTTTGGAGGGACTGAAAGATAAATATTACGACGAAATCAAGTTGAGACCCGGCGTAACTCAGGAACAACAAAAAGCAGTTGAATTTTTCAATCGATACAATGAAGAGCAGCAAACTATAAAGCAGCGAACTGAAAGTTTTCAAAATCGTACAAAAACTTATTTCAACGACGATTTCAAAGGTTTTGATTTTAGCCTCGGCGAAAAAAAGTTTAGATACGGAGTAAAGGATAATTCTTCAGTTGCAAATCAACAATCAGATATAAGTAACTTTATCAAGAAGTTCTTGAATGACAAAGGTGAAGTGTCAGATTTAAGTGGATATCATAAAGCTTTATATGTAGCTAACAACCCTGACAAAGTAATAAATCATTTTTATGAGCAGGGCCGAGCGGATGCAGTTCGTGAGTTAACAGCTAAATCTAAAAACATTAGCAGTGAGCCACGGCAAACGCAAAGCGGTGATGTTTTTATTAATGGTTTAAGAGTTAAGTCTGTTAGCGGGGCTGATTCTTCAAGACTTAAAATTAAAACAAAACGTTAAAACTTAAAATTAAAACAAAATGGCATTATCACCTTTGTTTGGTTCGTTGATCCCAACGGCCCAAAAACAAACCGGTACCTCTAACTATCTTGATTTTACAAGTGGTGCTGGTAATGACTTTTCTCAACAATATCTACCTGAGATTTATGAAGCTGAAGTAGAGCGATATGGTAATCGTACGCTTTCTGGGTTTCTTCAAATGGTAGGCGCTGAGATGCCGATGACTTCTGATCAAGTAATTTGGTCTGAACAAAATCGTCTACATATTTCGTATAACGCATGTACAATTGCAGCTGCTGATGACGCTACTGTGACTATTGGAGACAATAAGACAGGCGGTAGTAGTATCGTTGGGGGTACTGGAAAACATCACGCAATTCGTAAGAATGCATTGATTGTAGTTCTTGACCCTGATACGGGTACTGAGTCAAAAGCTTATGTAAGTGCAGTTACAGGAACAACTGTTGAAGCTCACCCATTTGGTGCTGCAGCTTGGCCAGCCGCTCTTGTTAGCGCAGATGCTTTAAAGGTATTTGTATTTGGTTCTGAATTTGGAAAAGGAACTTCTGGAATGGAAGGTTCTGTAGAGCCTGAATTTACTCAGTTTAATAACTCACCAATTATCATTAAAGACCACTATGGTATTAATGGTTCTGACACTGCTCAGATTGGATGGGTTGAAGTTGCTACAGAAGACGGAACATCCGGATATCTATGGTATCTAAAAGCTGAATCTGAAACAAGACTTCGTTATCAAGATTACTTAGAAATGACTATGGTTGAAGCTGAAAAATCTGATTCAGATACTGATACTACAGGTTCTATTTCTGCTTATAAGCAAGGCGCTAAAGGAACTGAAGGACTTTTTGCCGCTCTTACTAGCCGCGGAAACGTTTATTCTGCTTTCCCAGCAACTCTAGATTCTTTTGATGAAATTCTTAAAAATCTAGACGGGCAAGGCGCTATTGAAGAAAACATGCTTTTCTTAGATCGCACCACTAATCTAGCCTTTGATGATATGCTTGCGGGTCTTTCTTCAGGCGCTCAAGGAGGTACTGCTTATGGACTATTTGAAAACTCTGAAGAAATGGCTTTGAATCTTGGATTCACTGGTTTCCGCAGAGGTTCTTATGATTTCTATAAGACTGACTGGAAATATTTGAATGACGCTTCAACTCGTGGATTTGACAGCAGCTTTAATGTTGCAGGCGAAGATTCAATTGATGGAGTTCTTATTCCAGCTGGTACTTCTACTGTATATGACCAAATCCTTGGTACTAATATTCGACGACCATTCCTTCACGTACGTTATCGTGCGTCTGAAGCTGATGATCGAAGACTTAAAACTTGGATTACTGGTTCAGTAGGTGGAGCATTTACTTCAAGCGAAGACGCTATGAATGTACACTTCTTGTCAGAAAGATGTTTGTGTGTTCAAGGTGCTAACAACTTCGTATTATTGAAGAAATAAGCATTATCCTTTTAAAAATTACCCTCGTTTAATTACGGGGGTAGTTTTTATTTTTATTAAAACTTTTATTATATTATATCATGGCAAAAAAAGAAAAAGTAGCTACAGCTACACCAAAATGGGAAATTAAAGATAGACATTATTACTTAATAAATGCTTCCCCATTAACATATACAATACCTTCTAAGCACTCAAGACACAGATCAATGCTTTGGTTTGATCCTGAAAAAAATGAACAAAGAGAATTAAGGTACGCGACTAATCAAAATTCACCTTTTGTAGACGAACAAAACGGAGAAGCAACATTAGGTCATATTATGTTTAAAAATGGGCATTTATACGTTGGTAAAGAAAATCAAGCACTACAAAAACTTCTTTCTTTATATCATCCTTTTTTAAATAAAAGATATACAGAACACGATTCTGTTATTGAGGCAGAAGACCAACTTGATTACATTGAGGTTGAACTTGACGCATTAAATGCAGCAATGTCTATGGACGTTGATATGGCGGAAGCTATTGTTCGAGTTGAGTTAGGAAGTTCAGTATCGAGTATGAGTTCAAAAGAATTAAAAAGAGATTTACTTTTATTTGCTAAAAGAAATCCGGCATTATTTTTAGAACTTGCAAACGACGAAAATGTTCAGCTTCGCAATTTTGCAATTAAAGCAAAAGAAGCAAATATTATTAAACTTTCACAAGACCAAAGATTTTTTTCATGGGCTTCAAATGATAAAAAACTTATGACAGTCCCATTTGATGAAAACCCATACTCAGCTTTTGCAGCCTTCTTGCAAACAGACGAAGGTGTAGAAGTTTATAAATCAATAGAAAAAAAGTTTGCATAACGCGTAATATTAATACGGAGCAGTAGCGTTATGTTGCTGCTCCTTATTACAATATAGATATGGCGATAAACGTAAATACAGTATATAGAACAGTTCTTTTAATACTTAATAAAGAACAGAGAGGCTACATGACGCCAGATGAGTTTAATAAAATAGCTTCACAGGTGCAACTTGAAATATTTGAGCAATATTTTTACGATTTAAATCAGTTTAGCAGACTACCAGGCAATAGCACTGAGTATTCAGATATGGTTGACATACTTGAAGAAAAAATATCTATATTTGAAAAAACAGCACAGCCAACATATTCTGCTAATCATTTTGTAGAGCCTACAGATTTATATAGGCTAGGCACAGTTATATATAATGGAAGCGAAGCAGAGCACGTAAATAAAAACGAATATCTGTATATTA